ATCAGGGACAAATCTACGTAGTGCTAAGAAAAACTCACCTGCAATAGATCCAGATGCTACCCCACCTTGTGCCGTTCTTCTCATTCTAGACTCAAGGTCTATATCATATGATTGTATAAATGATGTAACAGTTGTAGTAGATCCATTAGGATTAACTTGATCAGTTCCTACTTCATGTTCAAATAATGTTGTCTGTCCTAAACCATCTTGACCTACAATCACAGGAAACGTCCCATCAGCGGTAGAGTCATATTTAGTAGCAAAAGGCTTTGGATATATAGTTGCATCTACCCAACTTGTTCTAGCTTCTGTGCCTGTGTACCAGACACCACCAGGAACTTTTGTTAAAGTAGATTCACCATAATTATATATTACATATTTATCATTATACTCAGAGTTTGCAGATGGATAATACCAAACAACTTCTGTAAATAAATTATTTAATCCTGCACTTATTTGTTGTCCTTTTGTAGTGTCAATGTTTTCAAATACATGATCTTCTACACTACATGGTAATGATTTAACCGTACCATCAAATGCAAAGAAACCTTTTGGTGACATCCAAAAAGCAACACCATCAATTTCAATAGCTGCATTCTTACCTATTAATCCACAGTTTGTACCGACTTGTTCAAAACCAAATGTAAAAGGTGCACCAATAAATTTCATGGTATACAATGCATTGTCTGTCCATATCAAAATACTTTCTTTTGCTTTTAAAGCACCAATAATTTTTGTACCGTCTTGCAGTCTTTGTGTTCCTGCAGTGTTTATTGCTGATGGTGCATAAGTGTTTATCCCCTCTTGATCTGAAAATCTTATAAACATATCATCTTGTGTTGCTGTGTTTCCTATGGTTGTTTCAGTAGCTAAATGAATTAAGTGTCTTGTTGTAGGAGATATTAAAGTTAATCTACTTGCTGTTGGGTTACTGTTTGTTTCAAACCCACTTGTGGTTGTTGAAGCTCTATTATCCAAAGGTGATGCAGCTCCACCATTCCAAGTAAAAGTTTTACCATTTGCAACAGTTGCAATTAAAACTTGTCCAAAATTATCTAATGACCATAGACCTGGTTCAAGTGAAACTTCAGATGCAGTTGCTGCTTCTCCCCAGTTACCATTACCCCAACCAGCAATACCCCAACCATAACCATATGATTGTGCTCTAGGTCCTACAGGCTCGTAAGGTTTAATACTTAAACTACCACCTGTTGATACTGTGCCACTAGCATTAGATGATTGCGTAATTGTAAATGTGCTTGTTGTTGGAACTGTTATTACTTGAAAATTTTTATCTTCAAAATCAGATGCACTATAACCTGTACCGCTCGGTAATGTTACACTATCTAATTGCACTATGTCACCTACAGATAAACCATGTGTAGATTTTGTAATTGTACAGGTAGGTGATGCATTTGTAGTTGCAATAGTTGCAGATGTTAAAGTAGTTTTTAAAGGGGTAATATCATAAACCTGACCTTCAAAATATAACAATAAAAATTTGTCTGTACCAACAGCTACATATCTATTACCTGCTAGATCTGTAAAAGCATGCATAGCTCTTGCAACACCAACGATTGTATCAGTTACAAGAGAAGACCAACCACCAACTTTTTCTGGTTGACCATATCTAAATCTTACATTGTCAGAATCTATCCAACGGTTTTCTGCACCAGAGTCTGATGATTGTTTGTCGATTCCGGGAGCGAATCTATATTCTATTAGAGCCATGGTCCCCGGTCCTATATCTTATCTTTATAAGCCCAGCCTCTCGTTGCATTTACAAATACTAAAGTAAAAGCCGACGCACTTACTGATACTACTAAGTTAGATGCTGCACCTAAAATATTAGAACCATTTCTAGCTATTGTTAGATTGTTGTTTGCAAAGTTATTACCACTATCTATAAAGTGAACCTCTGATCCTACGGCTGGTGATGCCGGTAAAGTTATTGTAATAGCAGATCCAATACCACTTCCAGATGTATCAATTAATAATTGATCACCATCCACAGCAGTATATGCAGTTGTAGGTGTATAATATCCTTTTTGTCTTATACCCAGATTAACGTTTGTGCCATCTGAATATACTAAACATTTAGATCCAACAGGTAAAGCTACCCCTGTGCCAGATGCAGTTTTAATTGTAAGTGTATAATTACTTGTAGACCTAGTTGTAGCATCCTCTACAATAAATACTCTTTCTGCAGAGTCAGGCATAGTAACATTTCTATTAGCAGCTAATGTGCCCGTAAGTTTAAAATATAAATTTTTACCATTAGATACAGCGTGATTTGATAAAGCTAAAGCTACATCACTAGATGCAACATCAACGGCAATATATCCGCTAGCTGCTTGTTCTAATATCTGTAAATTTGTATTTGTAATAGTTCCCCAGGTACCTGATTTTTCACCTGTTGTTATTAGTTCTAGTTTTAAATCACTTGACGTACTTGATGCCATATTTCTCCTATGGATTTAATGGGTCAATATCAACCCATGTTTGTGAAACCCCTGGGGGAATCGGATTCCATGATATCACATCTACCGTGCCTGTTGCAAGGTTTATTCTGTTACCAGATACAGTAAATACTTGATCAACTCGGGTAGTAACATTACCTATTGTTGCATTTATTCTGTTGCCTGAAAGAGTGACAACTACTTTACCTATTATAGTCGGAGAACCTGTACTTAAATTAACTCTGCTACCGGTAACAACAGCTCTAATACTTTGACCTGCTGTGGCTCCAAAAGGAGCTGCTGAAAATGACGATCCTCCAAAATACATTTATTCTCCTATACTCTCTTCTCTGGAAAAGTTGCACTATCCCAAGTCATTGAAACTCCTGGTAGTACACCATCCCATTTTCTAATTAAAACGTCTGATGTGGATACGTTTACTCTACTTCCTGTTGGTAGTACAGTCGCATCAGCAGTAATTGTGACAGTTCCTGAAGATAGATTTGTTCTACTTCCTGTTACAGATACTGTTGCATTTGCTGCTACATCAGTATTACCAATTGTTAAATTTACTCTGCTACCAGTTACAGAAAAATTAGCAGCTGCAGATATTGTTACAGTTCCTGTATTTATATTAGCCTGCGAACCATCTGGTTCAACAGTTGCTTTTCCAACTATTGTTGGACTACCGCTGTTTGCATTTATTCTACTTCCAGATACAGGATATTTAAAAGCAAAAGTTGGGCTGCCTGTATTTAAATTTACTCTGCTTCCTGTAATTGCAAATATAGCATTTCCGACTACAGTTGGATCTCCAGTGGTAATGTCAACTCTTGATCCATTGGGGGTAAATACAACACCCACGCCTTCAATAACAGTTGTGTTACCTATGGAAAAATTAACTCTACTACCGGTTACTGCAAAATTAGCTTTACCAATTAACGATACTGTTCCGGTAGATTCATTTATTCTAGAACCAGTAACATTAACGAAAGCGTTAGGGTTAAATCCCGGGTCCGCGAACGGCGATGCTGAAAAGGGCGTTCCTCCAAAATACATAAAATATAATCCTTAAAAGGAGACAGGGGGTATGTGGTGGTGCCCTGCCTCCATCTAAGAATTATATCATCGTTTAAACCAAGAAGGAAGACCTAAATGTGGACGCTTGTCGAACATGTTATCCTTCGATCCAGGTGTTTTACGATTGTTATAATGCAGAAAAACTTGTACGCATTCTTTGCCTTTGAATTTTTCTCTCCAATGCTCTAGCTCACAGCCAGAATAAACCAGCATATCTCCTGGTTTTAAATCTACTTTAATACCTTTTTTACCAACTTCTCCAGACGGCTCTAGATATATTGGCCAATCATCACCACCAAGATTCATAGTAGTAGATATCTCACAACTAAATCTATCTTTATGTCTTTTTAAAATATCACCTTTTTTATAAATTCTTGCATAAGTATATGCTGGATAGAGTTTTAATCCTGTTGCTTTTTCCATATCTGGTAAACATTTTAATAGTAATGTTTCCATAGCCATATTTGCATATTGAGAATAGGTATGTGGAATCTGTTCGTTTTCACCTTCATAATATCCAATGATAGTTTCAAAAGGCGAAAAGTATCTTGATGTTTTGCAAGTATCATGAACTTGCTTTTGCATTCTAAAATAATTTGCAATAAATGTTGCTAAATCTTTTGATATTGCTTGACGGATAACTGTGTATTTATTTTTTTTAAACGACAT